GAAAAAAGCCCGCGCCGCTATGGATAAAGCAGCCGAAGCGAGCGACGAGGACGCACAGAAAGAAGCCGCCGCAGAGGAAAACGCCGCAAAAGGGTTCAGGGCGTTTGTGTTAGGCAGACGCAAAACAAGCCGTATCGCGGCGACCCTGACCGAAGCGGAACCCGCCGCCGAAATCAGCACCCTTGACCTTGACGCAGACGGTTTCCTGCTGAATACGCCCGCCGGAACCGTTGACCTGAAAACCGGGCAAATGCGCCCGCACAGCGCAGACGATTATATAACCAAAATGACCGCCGTTTCCCCGTCCCTTGACGGTATGGAACTATGGCTTGCGTTCCTTGACCGTATGACTTGCGGCGACAAGGCATTGCAGGACTATCACCAAATTATAGCGGGTATGCAGGCCGTCGGCAAAGTGTACGTTGAAAACCTGATTATTGCAACGGGTATCGGCGGCAACGGCAAGTCAACATTCTACAATGCGCAGGCGCGTGTTATGGGCGACTATGCAAGCAGCCTTTCTTCCGACGTGCTTATCACGAACAGCCGGAAAAACAAATCCCCGGAATATGCGGAACTAAGGGGCAAACGGCTTGTAATCGCCGCCGAACTGGAAGAAGGTATGCGGCTTGACACGGGCGTTGTAAAGCGTCTGTGCAGCGTTGACCCTATCCGGGCGGAAAAGAAATTCAAAGCCCCGTTCGATTTTATCCCGTCGCACACAACCGTCCTTTATACGAACCACCTGCCGAAAGTAGGCACGAACGATAAAGGAACGTGGGACAGGCTTGTTGTAGTCCCGTTCAACGCAAGTTTCCGGGGCATGAAAGGCGAGATATTCAACTATGGCGACTATCTTGTTGAACACGCAGGCGGCGCAATCCTGACATGGATTATTGAGGGCGCAAAGAAATTCATTGCGGCAAAGTTTCATATTGAAAAGCCGGAATGCGTTGTCGAAGCTATCCGGGAATACAGGCAGCAAAACGACTGGTTTCATAACTTTCTTGACGACCGTTGCGAAATCGGCGACAGCTATTCCGTGGGGGCGCAGGACTTGAATTTCAGTTATCGTTCCTATTGCGACAGCGTGGGCGACTTCAAGCGCAGCTCCGCAGACTTGAAAAATGAAATGCTGAAAAACGGGTTCAAATGGCATAAGAGCAACAAGGGCGCGACCTATTACGGCTTGCGGCTTGTGCCTGATGAATTTGACAGTATACCGCCACTTGCGGGTGCGTAGTGACGGACAGTGACGGGTAAACCCTTAAAATTAAAATTTCAAAGGGTGTCTACTAAGGCAATTATGTATTTGACCGTCACCCTGACGCAAGGACACCCCCCGGCACAAGGCAGAACCGAGCCTTGCGGGGTATCGGTGCCGGGGTTCACTTTTCCCCCGCAGAGAAAAAATTTTTAGAGAGGAGCGCAGACCATGAGCATTTTTGACAGACTGCTAAAGCGAAAGCCCACACAGGCGCAGGCGGTTATAGAGATTGAAAACCAATACACCGCCTTTTCCGGCACGGCGTACGGCAACGCGGCATTCCGGGCAGCCGTGGACGCTATCGGGCGGCATACCGCCAAATTGCAGGCGCACAGCGACGACAGCCGCCTTGAAACCCTGCTGAATGAAGCCCCGAACGCCTATATGTCCGGGTATGACCTGCTGTATAAAACGGCGGCGGCGTATTTCACGAACAACAACGCCTTTATGCTGCTTGCCCGTGATGATACCGGGCGCATTACGGCGGTTTATCCCATTACCCCGCAAAGCGTGGAATTCCACCCCGGAACGGACGGCGCAATTTATCTGGAATGCCTGTTTTCGGACGGGCGGCAAGTGATATTCCCGTATGGCGATATTATCCACTTGCGCCGCCATTTCCTGACAAACGACCTTTTAGGCGACGGCAACGCCCCGTTGTTCCCGCTGCTTGATACCGCGCAGACCTTGACACAGGGCATTGCGGCAAGCGTGAAGAACGGAACCAGCATTCGCGGGGTATTGAAGTTTACAAGCCTTGTGAACCCGGCGCAGGTAAAGGCGGAAAAGGAACAATTCGTTTCCGACTACTTCAACCCCGCCAATTCCGGGGGCGTGGCGGCGACCGACCAACGCTTTGACTTTGTGCCGACCAATATTGCCCCGTATACCGTGCCGAATGAACAGGTTGAAGCCGTGAACCGCCAAATATACGACTATTTAGGCGTAAACGCAAAAATCATTTCCGGCAGCTACACGGAAAACGAATTCAGCGCATTTTATGAAAGCGTTGTTGAACCGTTCGCCTTGCAGCTATCACAGGAATTTAAGCTGAAATGCGGCGCGGCAATCGTCTTTTCGGCGGAACGCATGGAATTTTCAAGCGCGGACACGAAAATCAAGCTGTTGCACGAAGCCGCCCCGTTAGGGCTAATCACGGTAAACGAAGCCCGAAAGCTGTTGGCATTGCCGCCCGTTGCCGACGGTGACAGGCGTTTGCAATCATTAAATTATGTTTCCGCCGAAAAAGCGGACGCATACCAACTTGAAGAAAGCGAGGTAAACACAGATGAAGCATGAAACACAGACACGACAATATGAAGTGCGGGCGGCGGAAAAGCCCCTGACCCTGACGGGCGTTGCCGTGGTATTCAATCAGCCCGCCGATTTAGGCGGCGTCAAGGAAGTTATCGCCCCGGACGCATTGCGCGGCGTTGCCCTTGACGACATTGTGCTGATAACCAACCACGACGGCGGACAGATACCGCTTGCACGAAGCCCGAAAACCCTTGCCCTGACCGTTACGGAAAACGGGCTTGAAATGACGGCGCAGCTACCCGACACCGAACAGGCGCGGGCGGTATATGAAGCCGTCAAGCGGTGCGACCTGTCGCAGATGTCTTTCGCCTTTGATGTGGGCGAATACACCTTTGACGAACAGACGCAGACCCGCACAATTACCCAAATCAGCAAAATTTACGAAATCAGTATCGTAAATTATGCCGCATACACACAAACCAATGTACAGGCGAGAGCCGGAAAGGAAACAAAAACCATGATGAACAGCAATTTTAACCCCATTACCGCAAGCCTTGAAAAAGGCAACGTAAGCACTGACACCCACGCCGCCCCGGAGTACCGCAGCGCATTTTTCAAGCGTCTGTTAGGCAAGGAACTGACCGACGGCGAGAACCGCGCCTTTGAAGCGGCGCAGGCGGAGAAGCGCGCCGACGCTTTCAACACCCTGTCCAATTCCGCCGCCGTTATCCCTACAACGACCCTGAATGAAGTTGTGAAGCAGGCAAGGGGCGTGAACGGGCTTTTCAATGAAGTGCGTCTGTTTTCCGTCCCGAACAATCTTTCCGTTCCCGTGGGAACGCCGACCGACGCGGCGGCATGGCATACCGAGGGCGTAGCCGTAGACCGTGCAAGCGTAACGACCGCCGCCGTGACCTTTACGGGGCGCGAGTTAATCAAGGTGCTTTCCCTGTCCGCCGCCGTCAAGCGCATGGACACGGCAGCATTTGAACGCTACCTGACGGACGAACTGAAAAGCAGCATTGCGGACGCTATCGGCGCGGCAATCGTAAACGGCACAGGCAGCGGGCAGCCGTCCGGCATTCTGAAAGGCGTAACGTGGAACACGAAAAACAGCGTTTCCACAACCACCCTGACCGCCGACAATCTGCTTTCCCTTATCGCCCTGTTGCCCGCAGGCTATGCAGGCGGCGCAAAATTCGCAATGAGTACCGCAACCCTGTTCGGCAGCGTGTACCCGCTGAAAGACAACGACGGGCGTTATTTCTTCACCGACCCGGAAAGCGGCGGCGTTCGCCGTCTGTTCGGCTTTGAAATCGTCCTTGACGACAATATCCCCGCCGGAACTGTCCTGTTCGGAAATTTCCGCTATTACGGCGTGAATATTCCGCAGGGCGTGGCAATCGAGGTTTCCCGCGAAAGCGGCTTTACAAGCGGCCTGATTGACTACCGGGCTTTGTGCATTGCGGACGGCAAGCCCATTGTCCCCGGTGCATTCGCAAAACTGACCGTGACGGCGGCAGCCTGATAACCACGGCGGAAAGGACGGCAAAGCGATATGATTTTCACGATTGAAGAAGCCCGCGACATTTTACGGATAGACGGCAGCGACAACGACGGCATTATCACCGCTTTGCTGTCCGCTATTCCGCCCTATCTGGAAGCAACAACGGGGTACACGACCGCAGGCGAGTTTTCACCGCTTGCACAGACGGCGGGGCGGTTTATCTTGTGGCTATGGTATTACGGCGAGAACGCCGACACCGACAAAACGCAGCGGGTTATTGACAGCCTTTTGAAAGCGTTGTCGGCGGAACGGGCGCAGACGTGACGCAGGCGGAATTCTACCGTTCGAGGGCATGGCGGCGACTGTCCAAAGCGTTCCTGATGTCAAAATACTACATTTGCGAGCGTTGCGGACAGCCCGCCGAAATCGCCCACCACAAGAAATATTTAACCGCCGAAAATGTGAACGACCCCGAAATTGCCCTGAACCCCGGAAACCTTGAAGCCCTTTGCCTGAACTGTCATAACGCCGAACATTTTGGCACAGGCGGAGCAACGGCGGCGGGCTTGACCTTTGATGAAACCGGAAACCTGATAAAAGAAAGGAAGTTTTGATTATGAAACAGTTTGATATTGTGGACGCATACGAAAATGAACACATGGACGCAATCAGCACCCTTTGCAACGTGACGCGCCGTTTGCGCAGCGAGATTGAAAACGAACTGCAATACCCCGGCGCAGAGGGCTTGACGGAGCTTGTAAAGGCATACGCCCCGGCGCAGCTTGCCTTATTGCAGCTTATGAAAGAAGAAATCAACGAAAGCGAGGTATACAGCTATGAATGATTGTTATTCCGAAGAATTGCAGCAGGAAATCAATTTCCTGTTCGGCGAAATCGCCTATTTGCAGAAAGCCATTGAAACCGCCCGTAAATGCAGCGACACGGACGAATACACCCGTTTAATGCGGGTATGCCTGCCTGTACAGAAACAGTATTTGAAACTTTGCGCGGAACAGGAACAGCGGGAAAGCATGGAAAACGAAACCGACCCGCTGACCGAATTCAACAAAGCGGTATGAACTATATCACTGAGTACAACAATTTGATACAAGCCGGAAAAATCGTTGCTTCAAGGCGGGTAAAACAGGTATATGCCCGCCTTGCGGCAGCGACCGCCGAAACGTCCGGGCAATATGTTTTTGACGAAAGCCGCGCAAATCGTCCTATTGCCTTTATAGAGCGTTTCTGCAAGCACTCAAAAGGCGAATGGGCAGGCAAGGGTATTTCCCTTGAACTGTTCCAAAAAGCCTATATACAAGCCCTGTACGGCTTTGTGGAGCGTGACAGCGGGAACAGGCAATACAAGGAAAGTTTCTTCCTTGTGGGGCGTAAAAACGGCAAGTCAACGCTGCTTGCCGGGCTTGCCCTGTATATGCTGACAAGCGACGGCGAGGGCGGCGCAGAGGTTTACAGCACGGCAACCAAATACGCACAAGCCCGCCTGCTGTTCGATGAAGCACACAACATGATAAAGCAATCCCCGGCGTTATCAAAGCATTTCCGCAAGCGCAAAAACGACCTGTATTATGAACCCACAATGTCAAAGTTTCAGTCCCTTGCCCGCAATTCAGATACCCTTGACGGCCTGAATGCGTCCTTTGTAATCATGGACGAATTGCACGGCGTAAAGGACAGGAACCTTTATGAAGTTATGCGGCAGAGCATGGCGGCGCGCCGTCAACCCCTGCTTATTATGATAACGACGGCGGGAACGGTGCGGGAATGTATTTTTGATGATATGTACAATTACGCCGCGCAAGTAGCTGACGGGGCAATCACGGACGAACATTTCCTGCCCGTGCTGTATGAACTGGACGACCGCAGCGAATGGAGCGACCCGGCGGCATGGATAAAGGCAAACCCGGCGTTAGGGGCGATAAAGAAAACCGACGACCTGACGCAAAAGGTTGAAAGGGCAAAGCAGAACCGGGGCGAATTGTCCGGCGTTCTGTGCAAGGAATTCAACGTGCGGGAAACCGTCAAAACGGCGTGGCTTGCCTTTGATGAAATCAACAACGAAAGCACATTTGACCTTGAAGCATTCCGGGGCGCGTACTGTATCGGCGGCGTTGACCTGTCCATAACAACCGACCTG